CCAGCTTCATAATCACAATTTGGCTCATCATCTGAAAACCATTTAGCAGCTTCTTCCAATGTCTCTTCTAAAGCTCTTTTTTTAGCTTCTTCTAGTATTTCAATATTGTTTTGTTTTTCACAATAACCACAAGTATTATCAGTAGGGCTCTCACAAGTGCATTCTTGTTTAGGTTCTTCTACTAATGGAACTTTTTTATAATATTCAGCAAATTCTTTTATTAATTCAGGAAATGGTAATCTTTCTAAATTTGTTTTAAGTTCTTCTTGTTTAACACAAGTAGGACAAGTTCCATGAACTTGACAACAATAAGGGTCATGTTCTTTACAAGTACATTTAGTTTCTTCTTTTGGAATGATGATTTTGTATCCATAAAAGGCTCTTCCATTGTTAGATAATAAAGGCTTAACCTCAATCTCTTCACAACTTGGATTTTGAACAAACCATTCAAGGAACTCATCATCAATAGCTTGTACACCATTATTAATTAAGTCTTGGTCTGTTGTTAGGATGATTTTTTTACAATATTCTAAACCATATCCAAAACCTTCTTTACTATCAAAAGCATTATTTATAATTGTAGTAACTTTAACAATTTCTGCTACTTCATCAAACATAAATAATACACAATCTCCTTCTTTAATTTCTTCTGAATTAGTGATGTAGATGTTTTGGTTTTCCCAATGAGAACCAACAACATTTTCTTTATGTAACAATAAATTACCTTTAGGTATTGTTTTTAATAACCTACTTGGTTTATCTGTTGGTAATACAAATATATTTTTCATATCAAATTATTGTTTTTAATATAATCAAATGCTACATTGTATGCTTCTTGCGGACTGTCAAAATGTAAAAATAACTCTCCTTTATCATCAGATGTATTTATACATTCTTTACAAGAACAATCCTCTTCATACTTTATAATACTGAAAAATAAAGCATGGTTAGGGTATTTATTTTCACCTATCCTATAATCAATAGCACTTTTATCTTGAGGTAAGACTAAAATCCAAATACCCTGATTAATTTTTAACCATTCAACTACTAAAGCTGTCTCTGCTATTCTGATAGGATGATTTAAAGATAATTTATCCAAACCTTCAATTGTATGACTTAAAGCTGCTCTATATCCTTTTTTTGAAAAATATTTAAATGTTTTCATATTAATTTATTTAAACGTATATAATCAAATGCTGCTGAATATGCTTCTTTTGGTGAACCATATAATTTTATTTGTTCAGAGCTACTTAGTATTTTTAATTCATAATCAATTTTATCTTTCCATGTTTTATAAACACAAAAATCATAACCTTCACAAGAACCATCTTCTTGTAACCAGGCATCTACACTAATATGTATTTTATGATTAACTCTTAGCCATTCAATTACTTGCCAGTGTTCTGGTATAGTTAAACAATGATAAACATTATGCTCTTCTTCTTCATTTATATAAGTGTATTCTTCTAAATCATTTGAATGACAAATAAATTTTTTAGATTCATCTTTATTATTAACATCTTTTGCTAAAATCCATTGATTGTAGTCTGAATGTTCCTCAAATCCTTTTTCTTCTAAGAATTTAGCAAAATCATAATTTACATAAATGGGTTCTATATTATTGTTCATTTTTACAAATTTCAATTAATTTATTTAAACATTCTGATTCAGCTAATTCATAACTACTTGTTGATTGATTAGCTTTTATAATTCTACCATTTTGTAATATTGTAAAGAAATATTTATCTAAATCACTATTATATATCCAGCTAGAAAGTTTATATTTATCTCTAAACCATCTTAAAACTAAAGCCTGTTCTGAAACTCTTTCAGCACTATTTAATGGTAAATCATCTAACTCTTCTATTGTAGTAGCAGAATAATGTATATAACCAAGTTTTTTTAATTCTTTAAATATTTTCATTTGTTATGTATTTAAAAGTGAAACCACTACATTGTTTTTGTTTTCCTTTACAGCATCTAATAATACCTGATTTACTTATGTTAAGTTGTTTTGATGCAGTACAAATTGAATCAAATTCTTGTATAAATGTGTTATCTAAACTATATTGTTGAACAGGTTTACCTATTGGCCCTACATGACCAAAATGAGATTGTAGTTTGTCATAACTCCATAAATATCCTCCAGCAGATTTATAAAAACTTCTTTTTTTAATAGAATTTCCAATAGATGATGGATGTATTCCTGTCTGTCTTCCTGCTTCTCTCAATGATATATATTCTTGTAAAAATTCACCATCTTTTGAGTATTGATAAACTTTTTTCATAGTAGATTGACAAGTTTTAGTAGTACCTTTAGTATTTATACCAATTAACTTTTTTGTTTCATCACTTAATGTACCTGATTTATCTAAAGTTGTTGTCATCTTACAATTAAGTCCAGATTTACTAAGTACGTTATAATATTCTTGCCAGTATCTTTCTCTTTCATTTAACAAACTTTCTTTACATTCTTCAAGTATAATGAGGTCATGTAGGTCAATACCATATTTATTAAATGAAGCTTTTAATCTAACTTGAGATAAACCTCCTTTAGGTTCAAAATAAGTTAATATTCTTCTTCTAATATCATTAGATTGACCTATATAAACTCTGTTATTTGGACTTGTTATTTTGTAGATTCCACAAATCTTTACATCCTTGCTCAATTTTTCTAATTCTTTCTTCATGAGTATCACTACCTTTTAATTCTATATCTATTTGTTTATTACTACAAATATACAAAAAATTTATTGCTTGTCTATAAATAGGGGCTGATAAATTTTTATTGTCATAAACTACATCACATTTTAAACTATTTTCATCTTCTTTATCAAAATAACCAAGACAAGGTTTATCAAATCCAAGTTCTTTAAGTTCTAATGCTTGTTCGTAAGGAATAAATTCTTTTTCTAGTTCATTCATTATTACAATACTTTTAATATTCTTATTTTACCCTCAGTTAATTTAGGTCTTTTATTCATCCATTTAAATTCAGAGCCAGTTTCTTCTTCTACATAATCGTTCATCTCTAATTCAACAGGCCAAGATTTTTGAAATATTAATTTAATTAAATTCTCTTTTTTCTTTTTTGTTAGTGGTAGACCTTCTTTAGCTCCTAATTCCCAAGCATCTAAAACATTTTCTAAAGTAAACATTCTATCGGTCAAAAGCTCTTGCATTACCTCACATCCTATTTTAAACCCTACCTCTTCTCCTAATGTTCTTTCTTTATTTTGTTTTAATTTAGGAAATAATTTATTGTATAATTTCTCGACATCAAACCATCCAATTTTTTCCTGTTCATCTTCGTTGAGGTCTGAGAAGATAATGTTTGGTTCTTGAGCTATTAGTTTAAAATCAATATCTTCATTACCAGTGTGTTTATTTAATATTTCCCAACCATTAGCATTATTATATATGCAATCATCAATATTATTGTAAAAAGAATCCCCTTTAACAATAGGTTCATCAGAAACAACAATAAATCCTGTATTTAATTTATGTAGTGTGTAATTCATTTTTTCTTTTATTTAATTCATACGCAAATACTTTTAAATACATCTTATTCTTACAATAATTACCTTCTAATATAGCTTCTATATGGTCTGTATTTAACTCACATATAGGTTTAAATATAGTTTCGGGTAATCTATTCATATCAGCATCATAATTCTGACCCCAGTTTAAATACTTAGTACATTCTTCTAAGGTACAATCTTTAAGTCTTTTACTTAATTCTGTGTAATCAGGTTTATCCCAACCTCTTCTAAGATAGTCTAAACCACCATCTACCATATAATTTTCACCATTTTTATCAGTATAACTAATATAATCATGTCTATGTTTAGATTGTAAGATTGTACCATCAGGTGTTTGTATAGCATTATAAACTATATTATTACTTAAATCCTGTTTTTCATTATCAATCTCTTTGATAGTCTTAGGATTTATAATTAATTCTAGCTTTTCAATAACATCACCTAATAAATCTAGCATTTTAAGATAATATAACCTATCTTCTATATTTTTAAATTGATGGAATAGGTATTCTTTAGCTAGTTTCTTCTGTTGTAACTGTAGCTCTAACAGTATTGTTTTTAAGTTTTCCATTGTATTAAATAAAATTATAACTTATAACTTTTTTTTATTTGGTCTGTTGAGAATTCATTTGATGAATATAGACTAATTTGTTCTATTCTATTGGTTAAAGGATGTGACCTATGTCGGAAAGAATGAATAACGCTATCATTTTGTTTATAACTTCCCATATATTGCCAAGCTTCACCTTCATTAAGGGCAACGCTAGGTTCTTCCAAGTCTTTATTTATGGGATGATTTGATAACCATTCCCACATATAATTCCATTCTTTACTTCCTATTTCTATTATAACAAATTCCATGATTAATTTTCTTCTAATTAAACTTATGACAAAGGTACATATAATTTTTGAATTTACCAAATAAAATTAATCCCACCAACCTCTTAATCCTGAACCATCAAATTGATTATCAAAATCAATATTTTCGTCAAATTTCGAATAGTCTTGTCCTTTAATGACATCCCACAATTCAGCCCATTCTTGTTCTCCAATTTCTCTCGCTCTAGTATACACTTTATTATTATGTTCTTTTTCTTCAGGAGTATCTTTATCAACTAACTGATAACAATCTGGATGGTCAGTAGATGGTTCAAATTCCCATTCATGTAAAACAAGCTTGCCTAATTCTTTTTCAGCCATTTCAATATATAAGTCCTCATTATAATTTTTAATAAATTGAATGACTCTACGCATTTTTTCAACTTTTTTCAGTCTAGAGCTTTCCACTTCAATTCCATGTTTTTCAATATTATTAGCTATGTCAGTTAACCCTATTTCCATAAACATAAGAATTCCGTTATGGTCAAACCAATAGTGGTTATACAATGCTTTCCTAAATTTCCAAATGTTTTTTAGAAATCTAGGTAAATCATATCTGAAAAAAGAATATACTTTATAATGAAGAGTATTTTGCCAGTATAAAGTTTTTAATGATTTGGAAAAGGATTCTGTAAAATTAATTTTCATTTTGTTTTTTTACAAAAGTACGAATAAATTTTGATATTTCAAAGTAAGAAGCATATAATCTAATACTCTTATCTGAGTAGTTTAAATATATAAACTTTTGTTCACAAATCTTTATAATTTTTTGGTTCAAAATATTGATTTTAAATGGGTTAGACTATAGGTGTGTATATATACTCGTTATGTGTAATTTTCAATGAACTTCTCGTGAAATATCATATTGAACCATAGCATACCAACTAATCCAAATGCTGTAAATATGTAGTTCATAAATAAACCCATTTCATTATCTGACCACATTATATATAATCCACTGATGTATAATGACCAGAAAACTACACATAACAAGGTATAAATAAAATACCGAGTTCGTACTTGTAATAAAGTTTTGTTTTTCATATTATCTTTTATCTTTAAATTTAACATTTGTGTTTCAAAATCGGTACTTCATTTATACCCAACCGTTATGGTTAATTAAACACATACCATTCACCATCTATTGACAACTCTAATTGTAAATAAGGTATTTTATCGATATCCTCAATACTTAATTTATAATTTACATTCGGTATTAGTGGTTTAAATGAATTAGAGTTATAATCATCATTGTAACCGTTTTCATATAAATAAAAAACAACATCTGCGTCTACCTTCTCTAATGTTGTTTTATCCGCAAGTTCATATTGATATTTATCAAATATTTCACTTATTTTTTCTTTATATTCGCTATTCATATTTATTAAAATTAACTAACCATAACAAGCAATATAAAACAGTTGCCATTAGGCTTATTATTAAAATTGAAACGTCTTACAAGGCAACCGTTTCATATTGCCGACCGTTATGTGTAAGTGTTCCGTTCATCATTCTAATCAACATTTCGTTTTAAAATTTTAAAAGAAAAAACCACCTACTTTTTAATTATATCTCCATTCATCACCATCAGTATTCACATCATACATATCATCCCAATTTATGTAATCAGATAATGTTCCTTTTGAAAAGTCATATATTTTACCATTAATCGTAATCCAATGATGTGTCATTAATATTTGTTCATCACCATATTCATCAAAATAAGGTTCATCTACTTCTATTTCGCCAAATACTTTTTTTACATTTTTGAAATTGTAAATAATTCTAGAAACAATTCCTTGACAATCTCCATTTTCTTGATTATCGACAAATTTTTCCCACGCTAAATCCAAATCACCATTGTATAATTCATTAAATTCATCTTCATCTACTAATGTTTCCATTATTAGTGATTTTTTTATTTGTTGAATTAATTCCTCTGTATTTTGAATATTTTCATTCAAAAATTCTCGTATGGTTGTTTTAATAAACTGTTTCAAATCTTTCATCGTTTTCTTTTATATATATAAATATTAAGATTTAAAAAATACACCCTTCTTTTTCTTTTAAAATTTTTGTTCAGTTCTCCGATTAATCATTCTACCTTAATAATCCACACCTACACATAACAAGGTGTATATGTAATGTGAGTTTCAGTGGTTTATCAAAATTTATACTTCTAATTAAGTTCATCGGTTAAGTCAAGTTCAGTGTTTCAAATCTCACACTACATATACACCCAATCGTTATAGGCAATTAAACAAAAATTATTGTCTATACTAAATAACAATCTTCAACAAATGATGTTTCGCACCCTTTTTTAGGTGTGTTAATTTCATCAGAAATGTAAAGTAAATCATCTTCTATATGACAAACATATAGTGTTAAATCATCACGATATATCGTATTAGGTGCTTTAACTACGTCACCAACTTTAACTTCAACTAAGATTTCCTTTCTAATTAATGCCATTTTTTTTAATTTTTAACTACTTTAAATAAAGCTTTTTCAATTGAGTAACCATTGTTTATGAAATATTTTAAACTATCAACATTACAGTGAGCATAAACAATTTTATTCGTTTCTTTAATTTTTGAATCTCGGTAATTCCAAAGTAATTTGTAAATTCCTCTATTTCTAAAACTATCTTTAACGTAAGCGTGACATAGATAAATCACATGTGGGTGTTCAACATAAGAAACAATGCCAACTAACTCATCTTTAATAAAACAACCATAATATGTGGCATAATTATCTAATAAATCTGGTTTTAATTCAGCAAATTCTTTTTGAACCAAATCATAATCAATTTTTTTAATTTCCATTTAAAATAGTAAAAAAACCTCACCAATTGGTAAGGTTTTTTATTTGTTTAATTTTTGTTTTATTTGGTAACAAGGTTATAAAACGTTTTTGAATCGCTTCCGACAACTTGAGGAGTTGGGCAACCATTTTTAACCCATCCATCAATTGCTGTTTTTCTTAAAATTTCATCTGTCAAGCCTCTTGATAATATGATATTTTCTTGTGCTTTGAGTTCTGCTAGTTCGTTCTTTTTTCTTTGTTCTTGAATTTGTTGGTCCAGAACTGATAAGTTGGTGTTTACTTCGTTACGATTATCAATCTTTTCTTTTACTTTAGCAGAAAAATCTAGGTTACAACTAAATGATATTAATTTCAAACCCTTTTGTTCAAAAGATTTAATAACCAAAGTTTGCACTCTTTCTTCAAATTTTAACGAACCACCATTAGCCATAAGAGAATCAGTAACGTATTTACGGCTTTCTTCTTTAATTATATCGTAAATATGTGGTTCAAGTACGTTGTCTTCTAATGCTTTCATAAATTCAGAACCACTACCCAAACGAGCATTTTGAAATACTACGTCTACGGAACGTTCCTCAATTACTTGATAAGAGTAAAGAGGTTTTGCTGTAAATTCTGTATTGTCAGCAGCTTTTAGATGTAAAGTTTGGTCGCCAAAATTTGCACGTTGCTCGAACAAAGGTACTTGATAGAGTTGTGTGCCTGGAGCTGAGGTATTTACCCTTCCTTTGACCAGTTGGAAATCGGATTTACCATTTTTACCAAAATTTGTCATTAGTACACCAACATAGTTAGGTTGTACGGTGTCACATGATTGCATAAACATTGCTAGTGTGATTACGCTAAGAATCGATAGGATGCTTTTTTTCATTTTTGTTTTCTTTGTTTTTATTTAAAATTATTTTTGAT